TCTAGGTCTGTTGGGGAATCTTCTGATTCAACTGTAAATTTAGCGTGATGATCGTACGCCCAAATGTTGACTAAAAATTTTTTCATGGTTTTTTCTTTCTATTTGTCAATTGTGGCGAGACTATGTCCCGCCACAAAAAATTATTGATTATGCACCTGCAACGCCATAGATACCTCTAGGGTCTGATACGCCGAAGCTGTATCTTTCTCTAGCTTTGTATCTAACGTTTCCAGTGTCAAAGTCGCCTTCCATTGCAGTTGTCAATGGAGCTCTGTTGAACATTTTCATTCCATTAGGAATGTCTGTTAAGATATAATATGCATCAGAGTCAGTTAAATAGTTGTTAACTCTGTATCCTTGCGGAATCATACCCATAGATACGATTGCATTGATATCGTTATCAGCTGTTCCAGTTCTACCTTGAGACTTCATCAATCTTTCAGCTGTGAATTGTAGCTCAGAAGGAATAATCATTTTTACTCCTCTAGCAGCAATTCTTAAACCTCTTTCATCAGTCATAGCCGCGATATCAATCATCGACTGTTCTAATGAAGTTTCGTTTAAGTCAGCTGGAGTAGTCAAAGTGTTAGAAAAAGTTCCAGCCACTGTAGGGTGTGATGTATTAAATAAAGATACACCGTCACCTGAATCAAAGTTATCCGTTAATGGAAGACCTTGAATTAGAGGCTCGACTGCTTTTACTTGCTTTGCATTACTCATAGATCTAGCTAAAGCTTTTGTATATCTAGACGCAAGTCTGTCATACAAATTGTCCTCAATCGCTTCTTCAGTGATTGCGAACGCTAAAGCTACAGTCTCGTGAGTGTAACGAGCTGTGAAAGTTTCTTGTGCTTCATCGAATGATACACCTGAACCTTCGCCTTTTACTTGTGCGTTAGCGAAACCAGATAACATAACTTCTTCTTCAAAAGCTCTGTCAGATGATTCCTCAGTATAAATCTCAGCATGCTGATTTTCATACCTTTTATATTCCAAGCCGAACAGTGCGTTCAAACCTGGCTCTAGTTCTTTAACTAGTTGTGATCGTGATATTGCCATTTTTGTTCTCCTATTCTAGCTTTACGATTGTAGCTCAATTAGATTAGCAACTACTACTACAGATCTGAAAGCCGCATTTTCATCGTTTTCAGGGTCTTCTGCAGATCTTAATAACCTCCATGATTTGTCATCATTTCCAGTTACGCCGATATTTAAAGTAGCTGTTGAAGCACCAGTAGTTGTACTACCAGCAGAGGTATTAAAGTCATAAGTCTCTAAGTATCCTGCTTGTGCTACTGCATCATCTGTTCCGCATACATATTGTTGTTGAGGGTTATCGAATACAAATGCATCGATATCTTCTGAGTTTGCTGGTGTTACTTGTGTATAATGATTTGCAAACGTTGGTTTCAACGTAGTTGCTGCATTGTAAAAGATGCCGTTTAAGACACCAAGTACAGGCGCAGCTGCAGTTTGACCATTAACAATGTAACCAGCAGCAGAAGCAACACATCCACCATGAAATATAGTAGTTGCATAACCCGCATCGATTTTGTATTTGCCTTGACCAGAAGTCGCTGGCGTTGAGCCAAGAGTTCCTGCAGGGATCAAACCAAAACCTTGTGTGTTTCTATTTGCCATAGTTGTTTCTCCTTATGTACCTGCCCCGAAGGGCCTCCAGTACGGTTTATAAATTCAGTGATTGAAAAATTATTTTTTCGTACCACCGAAGGTTACACGAGATTGCCTTTCAACATTGATCGGCATTCTACTATCCTGCTCCTTCATAAGATCGTTTCTTACGGCTTCGTCTCTTTGTTTATGTCTGTTAGACATATAATCTTGACGTTGTTGCGCGATCTCTGTTGGTACCTTCGCAAGTAGAAGGCCACCGACCCCAATCACTCCCTTGTATTTGCCCTCATCGAGGACTGGATAATCAGATGCATTTTCGACTTCTTCAGCTCTAACTAATTCATATCCTTCTCTTAAACGTCCAGATATATTTTTAGTGTCTTGAAAGCCAACGCTCTCTGCTCTTATCCATCTATACCTGAATCCATCAGGTGCAGGGGGTGCATCTAGAGAAGATGGTGGAACCCACACTTTTGGTCGTTCAGACTTTGACCGTGTTTGATTCGCACGAGAAGTATTTTTGTTTTCGTTTTCCATTTTACGCTCCTTCCTTCGTGTGTTTTAATTGTTTTGCGTACTCTTCGAGTGGCACTCCTAATTTTTTAGCTATTGCTACTTGTGATGAAGTGAGTCTCACAGTTTTGCGACCAGGCTTTACGCTTCTTGAAGCTGAAGCCACTGTCTGAACAGGGGCGGTCGATTGCTTTTGTTCAGTATTACCAAATTTATGAGGAAAGTCAACTCTAATACGCTTATCGACTTCCGCATAATACTCATCAGAATTTGGATCATATCCTTCTCTTTCAGTCAAATCCTTGTGTATCTCAAAAGCAGTATAAGTCATTGCTTTATCCGTACCAAACCATGAGTTTTTTGACGCCCATGCTTCTGCTCTTGGATCTGGATTGATTGGATCATCCATTTGTGGTGCTTGAGCCATTGGTTGAGGTGTTGAAACAGGTGTTTGAACTTGTTTCTCTTCTCTACCAGCTTTAGCTTGTTCTAGTTTTGCATTCTCAAAAGCAAGAGTTGCAATTCTTTTATTTGCTTCAACTTGAGCTGTTGCATCCCCAGATTCAATTGCTGCAGCTAATTCTTTTTGTGCCGCTTCTAAACCTGTTGAGATACTTGTCTCAAATTTTTTAACATAGTCAGCATCCGTTTTTTCAAACCTAGCTTCCAATACTCTTCTTTTTTCTTCTACAGCTTTCGCATAATCGATAGCAGCTTGTTCTCTTCTTTCTGCTTCTCTCATCTTACGAGTAAGTTTTGCAATACGTGATTGCACCCCTTTACTGTAGTCTTCTAATTCTTCATCCGATTTTTTTGGTTCTTCTTTTACTGCTTCTTCTGTTTTTGCTTCTTGTTCCGTGTTTTCTTCTGGCTGTTCAATTACAGCTTCTTCTTTTTTCTCTTCGATATCTACAGTAGCATCAGGTCCTGATGTATCTATAGGCACCAATTTATTTTCTTCTGTGTCTGGCATAGTTACTCCTTCCTATGATTAAAACTCATGCAAGATGTCCTCTGGACTATCAATTGTTGCTAACACTTCGTCGTCGTTTAGCAGACGCATTTCCCCACCATCTATCTTGATTCGGCTACCTGCATAACGCGCAAACATAACCCAATCTTTGACCTTGCACCATGGACCTTCAGGATACCTCTCTTTATCCTTATAACATTGAGGACCCATAGCTAATACCAAACCAACTTGTGATGCAACTTGCTGTCGCTCCAAAGTTGTTTCAGCTAATACTAATCCACCTTTAGTTTTCTCTTTCATTTTGAAAGGTAAAACTAACATTCTCCAACCTGTTGGTTGAGGTAGTTTAGGTTCTTTATCTTCTTTTTTCTCTGATTTTTTTACACCAATAAGATCATTGTTTGGTGTTAATATCGATGACTGTTCCTTCATTGTGCTCCTTATCGTTTAGCAGGTTAGAGATTTCCTGATGCACTGATTCCAATGCATTGATTTGTCCTATTATATACTTGTAATTTTCCATATTGTCAATACCGCCGGACGTTACCGAAATTGACAACTGTTCTACTCTTGAATTTAGGAATCTTATAAGTTTATTTATTACTGTTTCTAATTGCATTTAACATTTCCATCTTCTCCGTGCTTGTCGTATTCGTGAATTAGGATCGTTACGTGTTTTTGCTGATGACCTTTTTAATTGTCCAAGTGATCTTGCGCAGTATGATTTCCTACGATTAGCAGCTTTTGATCCTGGCTTCACTTTACCAGTCACGGCTGTTTTTAATTTACTTCCAGGGTTTGCAGCCCTGTAAGCTCTTACACCTTTTGCTGTCATTCCAGCTCCAGATTTTGTTGGTCTATAGTTTGCACCCTTACCTGTAGTAGTTTTTCTAATAGGGTTTTCTTTTTTTCTCATTAGATTTTTTGCATGTTAGGGTTGTTAGATAGAATATTTTTTTCTGCTCTAGGTCTAGCATTAGAATCTTTA